TCGGGTCTTGCGAACCGCGTCAGAGACAAGCAGCGCAGTTACGGCGAAGCAATCGAACAGGCTATGCGGCTTGCTTTCGCGGTTGAGGGTGATTTTGAGAAGGCGAACTCCCCGATGGCTGAAGTGGAGTGGAAGAATCCGGAGACGCGCTCTGAAAGCGAGTACGTCGATTCGCTTGTGAAGAAACTCGCGTTTGGGGTGCCGCAGGAACAGCTTTGGGCTGACGCTGGGTACTCGCCGCAGGAGATCAGCCGTTTCAAGTCGATGTTGCGTGAGCAGGCGCTTGAAATGGGCTTGTTTGATACCGGTCAGGGTCTACCTCTCGATGTAACGCAGCCTGAAGATGCCGGTCAATGAGTCTTCGCTTTTCATAACTGATCAGTACCGCGACAGGGCAGGGCTGATCAGCGAGGAAGGCGGGGCGCAGATCGAGTCGGGCTTTGAAGAGCTTGTTTCCTGGACGGATATTGACGGCGGCTTTGACCGGTTCGCGATTTTTGCTGCCGCTTCGATTGGTGGGTTCCAGGCCCAGCAAACAATTCTTGCTGACTCGTATCTCGCGTCGTACGTCACAAACGAGTTGGGGACTAGGGTTGCGCCGCAGGGGATCAGTACCGCGAACTATTCGCTGACTGATCAGTTCGGACGGTCGATCAGAAGGGCGCTTGAACCGGCGGTTTACACGTTCAAGCTGGGGATCCTGAAGAACGTCGCGGTTCCGATTGCTCAGAAGCTTGGTTCGGCTAGGGCGCGTCGGATCGCTACGACGATGATCGCGCACTCCGGACGCGAGGCGATGAAAGACCTGATGGTTGCCTCCCCCTATATCGAGGGTTGGATCCGGGTTCCTCGCGCTTCAGCTTGCGGGGCTTGCCTTGCGTTGTCAGATGGCCGCGTTCACGAGCCGGAAGAGGCGTTCCGGGGCCACCCTAACTGCCATTGTGTCCAAGAGCCGGTTCTTGTTGGTGATCGCGGCTCGATCAGTCGCCCGACCGGAAAAGAAATCTTCGATCAGAAGACAAAAGCGGAGCAGGACGCGCTTTTTGAGGGTCGCGGCGGGGAACGCAAAGCTGACCTGATTCGTGGCGGCCTTCCGCTTTCGGAGCTTGTCAACGAACTTCCTATGAAGCTTGGTGGCGCTCCGATGGTCAGCGAAAAGCCTTTGACGGATCTCATTTCGTCTTAACGCAAACGTTCGGCGTTTAACGAGCGGTTATCACGCCCCCTGGGGTGGAAAGGGTACGTATGGAAGAGAATACGGAGCAGGTTCAGGAAGCCGTCAGCGAGGAGACGGCCCCGGAGTCGAAGGTCTATATGACTCAGGAAGAGGTCGATCGGGTTGTGGCGCAGAGGCTCGCTCGTGACCGTAAGGAAGTAGAGCAGAAGCTTTCCGCTTTTGATGAAATGAAAGCGAAGGCCGAGCAGTTCGATGAACTTCAGGCCGAGCAGAAAACAGAGCTTGAAAAGCTGATTGAGCGCGCCGAAAAGGCCGAGCGTGAGCGCGAGGAGATCGCGAAGCGTGCTGATCAGCAGGCGATCAGAAGCGCTCTGGTTGCGGAGGCGTCTCGTCAGGGGGCAATTGACCCCGACGACGTTGTTGCGCTTCTTGCGTCTGAGACTTTCACGATCGACCCGGAGACCGGGAAGGTTGAGGACGCAGACGAGCGAGTGAAAGCGCTTGTGGAGAGCAAGCCGCACCTGTTCGGTTCGCGGACTCCGCAACCGGCGGATCAGGGCGTTAGGGCGACTGCTCCGAACGAGTCGCTGGATCCCGCCGCCGAGCTTGGAGCGAAGATTCTCAAAGCCGCCCGTAAGTAGTGCGCGTTCTTGTCCTGGGCGCTGGGGGACCGGCTGGGATCAACTTCACGCGAGCGATCTACGAAATGGGTCACGAAACCGTTGCGGTTGACGTTGACCCGGTAGCTATTCAGGTAGCTAGGGGTAGGTTTCGCGAGCTTGTGGACCCGGATCGTCCGGTTGAGGTCTTGAATGATCTGATCGACCGGTACGACGTTGGGTTTGTTCACGCGCAGCCCGACCCGGAGGTTCAGTACCTCTCCCGTCACGCGCACGAGTTGAACGCGCCGACAATGCTCCCGGATCGGGCGGCGTTGTTTGTGGCGCAGGACAAGTATCGAACCGCGATTGTTGCTGGGACTGACGCGCCGGAGACAAGGCTTGTCTCGGAAGATCAGCCGATTGGTGAGGTCATAGACGAGTTGGGCGGCGATTGTTGGCTTCGGTTGCGGTCAGGGGCGGGTTCCTCTGGCGCTCTTCCCGTTTCTGATGCTGGGATCGCTCAGGCGTGGATTGACCACCATCGAGACCGGTTCGGAATTGAGCCGGAGGAGTGGGTTATCAGCGAGCGCCTGCCCGGTAAGGACTTGTCCTATACGGGCGTTTGGCGCGACGGGAAACTGCTCGCGTTTGGAATGAAGGAGCGTTTGCGGCTTCACGGCGCTTCTCGTAACCCGGCGAGGGTCGCTTCGACTGCGAATCTTCAGGTAACGGTTGACCGGCTCGATGTTCGCAACGTTGTTTACCGGGTTGTTGAGGCTTTGCCTGGGAGCGCTAACGGCGTTCTGATGTTCGATTTGCGCGAGGACCGCAACGGCGTTCCGAAGCTAACGGAGATCAACGCTGGCCGGTTTGGGACCACGAGTTATCACTTTGCGAGTACCGGCGTAAATCTTCCTGCGGTGCTAGTTGAGGCGGCTCGTGGGGAGCCTATGAGCGGGCCGCGAGTTGTGCCGAGTGATGTTGCTTGGTATCGCGAACTTGATTCGGGTTCACAAGTCGTTTCGCTATGAGGATTGTCGCCTTGCTCTCGTTTTACGACGAGACAGACGAAATGCTCAGGGAGTCGATCGGCAGTCTTCAGGGGTTCGCTGACGCGCTCGTGGCGGTCGATGGTGCCTACAAGCTTTATCCCGGCGGCAAGCCCTCTAGCGGTGAGCGCAGTCACGACGTTATTCGCGACGTCTGTCAGGAAATTGGGATTGAACTCAACCTTTACGTTCCGGAAACCGTTTGGGTTGGTGGGGAGGTTGAGAAGCGAGAGAAGATGTTTCGCTACGGCGAAAGACTCGCGTCGAACAAGGCTGGGGATTGGTTTTTCATTCTGGACGGTGACTTTGTTATCACCGACCACCTGGGCGCGAGAGAAGCCCTGAAGGACGTTCGCGAAAGCGTCGCGTGCGTCACGCTGGACAATACGACGGGTATCAGCCTTCACCCGCTGCTATTTCGCCCCTACAGGGGCATTGAGGTTGGTCCGGCGCACCACCATTGGAAACTTCGCGACGGGCGTTGGCTTTGGCACCCGCTACACGGAATGCCTAAAGCTGACCTGAGTCAGAAGATCATCGTTGAACATCGTCAAAAGGACCGGCCCCAGGGTCGGGCTGACGCTGCTCTCGCGTATTACGCGACCCGTGACCGGGCGGGAATCGAAGAACCGGGTCCACGTTCTCTCAGTAGGAAAGAGCGGCTGAACAAACGCCGGGAACGGCGGCTACGAGCGCAAAAGCGCTCAATTTAGTTAACCGAAAACTGCTAAGGAGCAGATATTACCTATGGCTAATCAGATCCCCTTCGCTGAAGGGACCGATGCCGCAGGCGGAATCCTCGTACCGGAAGAGTACGGGGCAACCCTCATTGACGGTCTTCGTCGTGAGTCCGCCGTCGCGTCTCTGGCGCGTGTTGAGCGGATCGGCTCAAATCAGCGTGTTTACTCGGTCTACTCTGGCCGCCCCGAAGTCGATTTTGTCGATGAAGCGGCAGAGAAGCCCGTTACCGGCGCGGAGTTTGGCTCCCTGACGATTAACGTCAAGAAGCTGGCCGCGATTGTTCTCTACACGCAGGAGCTTCTAGAGGACGCTCAGGACGACCCTCGTCGTCTCGTTACCCCCGACGTTGTTGGCGCTTTTGCTGACAAGCTCGACGCTCATATGCTCGGATACGCCAACGGTACGGCGATCACCGGCAACTTTGACGACGAGATCACCGATACGACTCAAAGCGCGGAGATCGGCACGACTGGCGATGCTTTTGCTAAGGCCGTCTCTGACGCGATGGAGGACGTAGAGGGTTCGGGCTACTCCCCGAACGCGGTTGTCGCCGCTTCGGACGTTCGCGCTCACCTGCGCGACGCCCGGAACACGGTTGAGACGACCGTCCCGGTTTACACCGCTGGGTTTAATCGCGAGCCGGACACCCTGTACGGCCTGCCGATTAATTACTCGTCTAACCTGGACGGGTTCCCGGCTGGCGCTGGCAAGGTTGCCGGTGTTGTTGGTGATTGGTCTCAGGCCGTGATCGCTATTCGTAGCGATATTACGGTCAAGACGAGCGATCAGGCGACCGTCAGCGTTGGCGGTACTCCGGTGAACCTCTGGCAGACCAATCAGCTTGCGGTCCTTTGGGAGATGAGGGTCGGTTTCGCCGTCCACGATCTCAACGGCGCGTTCAGCAAGATCACGAACGCTTCGTAGGCAGGTTCAGCGACGCCCTGGACGAGTCCCCTTGTTGGGACTCCGGGTTTGGCGGGGTTCGATTCCCCGCCGTCGCCTTCGCAGTTCTTCTTCGTCCCCGCTCTCCGTTGAGGTTGTCAGTTGCCCGCAATTCGGATTATCCGTCGCCTTCTTCAACTTGACGATGTAGACGGAACCCCGACGTCCGGGCAGGTTCTTGAATGGGACGGATCAAAGTTCGTCCCGAACGATAAGGACTCAGGGCCAACCGGTCCGACCGGAGCGCAAGGTCCGCAGGGAAACACCGGCCCGAAAGGCGATACCGGAAGCACCGGCCCGCAGGGAGCTAGCGGTTCTCAGGGCGTACAGGGCATACAAGGCGTTCAAGGCGAGACCGGCAGCACCGGTCCGCAGGGCGCAACTGGCCCGCAGGGTGAGATTGGACCGCAGGGCAATACGGGTCCGCAAGGCGCGACCGGCGATCAGGGCATACAAGGGGCAACCGGCGATCAGGGACCGACCGGAGATACAGGTCCGCAGGGCGCGACTGGCAGCACCGGTCCGCAGGGTGAGACCGGCCCGCAGGGCGCGACCGGCGCTCAGGGTGACACCGGCCCGCAGGGTCCGACCGGCAACACGGGTGCGCAGGGAGAGACGGGACCGCAGGGTGACACCGGACCCCAGGGAAACACGGGTCCGCAGGGTCAGACCGGACCGCAAGGCGACACCGGCCCTACCGGCGCTCAGGGAACAAGTTTCGATTGGGCCGGAGAGTGGGATCCTTCGACGCCTTACGTCGCTAATGACGTTGTATCGAGAAGCGGATCAACGTATATCGCGGTTCAGTCCACGACCGGCGATGATCCCGCTACGGACACTTCAAACACTTTTTGGGCTGAAGTAGCTCTCGCGGGTGTCACGGGTCCAACCGGCCCGCAGGGTCAAACAGGTAGCACCGGCCCGCAAGGACAGACCGGCCCGCAGGGCAGTACGGGCGCTCAGGGCGAGACCGGACCTACCGGCCCGCAAGGAGAGACCGGCCCGCAAGGCAACACCGGAGCTACTGGCGATCAGGGCGCTACCGGCATTCAGGGACCGCAGGGCGAAACGGGCGCGACAGGCCCGCAAGGCGATACAGGTCCGCAGGGCGCGACCGGTGACACCGGCCCCCAGGGGAACACGGGTCCGCAGGGCGAGACGGGAGCGACAGGAAGTACCGGCGCTCAGGGACCGCAGGGCAACACCGGTCCGCAAGGAGATACTGGCCCGCAGGGCGCGACTGGCAGCACCGGTCCGCAGGGTGAGACCGGACCGCAGGGCGAGACCGGCGTTCAGGGTGCGACAGGTAGTACGGGACCGCAGGGTGAAACTGGCGCTCAGGGAAACACCGGTCCGCAGGGTCCAACCGGAAGCACCGGCCCGCAGGGCGATACCGGCAACACGGGAGCGACCGGCAATACCGGTCCCCAGGGCAACACCGGTCCGCAAGGAGATACTGGCCCGCAGGGTCCGACCGGCGCTCAGGGCGATATTGGAGCGACGGGTCCGCAAGGTCAGGCGGGAGCTACCGGCAGTCAGGGTCCAACCGGCCCGCAAGGCGAACCCGGATCGACAGGCCCGCAGGGTCCGACAGGAAATACCGGAGCGACCGGATCTCAGGGCAATACCGGAGCAACCGGAAATACAGGCGCTACCGGCGCGGGTTCACTTGCGTTCGCGATGTTCGCGGGAGGTTAGGTTATGGCTGAAACTTTCAAGAAATTAGCTCAGGCGCAGGCTGGTTCGTCGGCCGGGACGCTTTACACTTCGCCCGCGACTGCGGGCAACTCGACGATTGTTAAGAGCATTCGTATCGTGAACACGGATACGTCGGCTAGGTGGGTGAAGCTCTGGCAGGCCGGGACTGCTGACAGCAATCTCATTCTCCCGCAGACAACGATTCCTGCGGGTGGCTGGGCTGAGTTCAACGGGTCTATCGTTATGAGCAATAACGAGACGTTGAGCAGTCAGGGTGAGGTTGCGTCGAAGCTGACGATCACGGTCTCCGGGGTTGAGATCACCTAATGACTTGGCAGACGTTTGACAGCGCCGGGGCGCTAATCACTAAGCCTGGGCTGCCTTCATACGTTACGTCGCTGCCCTCTACCCCTGCTGATGGTACGGAGGTTTATTACGCCGCTGACGCGACCAACGGCGTAATTTGGCACTTGCGTTACCGCTCGTCTTCGTCGTCTAGCTACAAGTGGGAGTTTATCGGCGGCTCCCCACTTTGGCACGAAATTGCCACTAACGAAACCTGTAACAGCACAACCTTTGTTGATCTTGCGACCGTTGGCCCAAGCGTAACTGTTCCTCTTGCTGGAGATTACGTTTTGCGTTTGACTGTAAATACAGATGCGGGGTCTCAGGCGACCATTATTGCTCCTAAAATTGGAAGCGCCGCAACAAGTGATAATGACAGGCTAGCCCAAAGTAATGTCGGGACAATTGCCGCAGGTGGACAAAGCGTAAAGACTGGAATATCTGCGAACACAGTTGTCAAGATTCAATATAGATGTACGAGCGGGACTGCCAGCGTCGCCTTTAGGCGATTTCAAGTAACCCCTATTCGCGTCGGCTAATGGGCTTTCAGGTTTACGACAGCGCCGGCCAGGAGCTACAAAAGATCAGCGGTACGGCTGGTGGCGACCTTACCGGGACGTACCCGAACCCGACGTTAGCTAAGGGTCCGACGTATGAAACGTCTCTGCCGTCAAGCCCTATTGACGGGCAGGAAATTTACTACGCGGCCAATGCGACTGATGGCGTGATCTGGCACTTGCGGTATCGAAGTGGGTCTAGCTCGTCTTACAAGTGGGAGTTCGTCGGCGGGTCGCCGCTAATGACTCAGGGAACCGCGAATGACTCAACGCGCACAGCAGGTGGGGGCTACGGAACAATCACGGGTGCTTGCGCCGCGATCACGCTGCCGCTCGCTGGTGATTACCAAATCACTATGAATACCTATTCACGAAACACCGCATCGTCAGGTGTTGCGTATATGAGTTTCAAAATTGGCTCTGCGGCTAGCAGCGATACGGACGCGATGTTTACGGAATCACTAGGGGCTTCTAACGCACCCTCGCTTTGGATAACGCGAACGCAAATTAAGACGGGGCTTTCCGCCGTCACGCTGACGCCGGAATGGAAAGCGGTCACAGCAAACGCCGCGTATCGTTATCCGGCTTTTGTAGTACGCCCCGTGCGTGTTGGCTAATGCGCTTTCACCTAGCGGCGCTTCCCGGTCAGCCAGTAGGCGGGCTTAGTTGATTTGTGTCTACGGGATTGCCAAGAACGAAGCAAAGCACGTAGAGCGTTGGGAGCAGGCAAGCCGCGACGCTGATAAGCGCGTCATTCTCGATACGGGAAGCGACGACGCGACCGTAGAGCTTGCCCGGTCTTTGGGAATTGAGGTTCACGAAACGGTCGTTAATCCCTGGGCGTTCGATAAAGCCCGAAACGAGGCGTTGGCGCTTGTCCCTGATGGTGCGTGGGCGGTTAACGTTGATCTGGACGAGGTTCTTCACCCCGGCTGGCGCAAAGCCCTAGAAGCTCTCCCGGAAGGCGTTACTAGGCCGCGCTACCGGTACATATTTGCTCCGGGTTACGAGTACGCCGGTCACGCAATCGGACTCAATGACGGCGGGTACGAGTGGCGCGGTTCGATTCACGAGTACCTAACCCGGCAAGAGGACGCTTCCCCTGAGATTCAAGCGCCTTGTGACTTGGTTATGGCTCACAAGCCGGACCGCTCTAAGTCGCGGGCGCAGTATCTCCCGATGCTTGAAGCGGCAGTTGAACGCGAGCCGGACAACAGTCGATACCGCTTCTATTTGGGTCGCGAGTACGCCTATGAGAGCCGTTGGGCGGAAGCGGTCCCGCACTTGCTCCGGCAGCTTGAACTTGAAACTTGGAAGCCTGAGCGAGCCGCTTCTATGCGCTATCTAGCCCAGGCGCAGCCCGAAGAAGCCGAAGGTTGGGTTTTGCGAGCTTGTGCGGAGATCCCGGAGCGTCGCGAGGGGTGGGTTGATCTCGCGGACGTTTACTACAAGCGTGAGGATTGGGCGGGCTGCTACTTCGCCGCTTTGAAAGCCCTTTCCATTACGGAGCGTGACCTTACGTACTTCACGGAGCCGCGAGCGTGGGGCTACTTTCCGCACGACCTAGCCGCCCTCGCTGCTTACAACCTGGGGCTTTTCGCGGAGGCTCTTCGTCACGGCATAGACGCCGTTGAGTTGGCCCCTACTGATGATCGTTTACGAAAGAACCTGGGTTGGTATCGCGATGCCTGCCGGGTGGATTTGGAGACCTGATGCCGAACTCTGCGCCTTCGGTCAGTTTTGAGACGACCGCAAGCAATTTCCCTAGTGGCCTAGTTGGCACGATTGGGGTCAGGGTGATGGACGGTACGGGCGGCACTACGATTACTCGCCGCACGACTAGCGTTGTTGAGTCTCCGGCGGGGTCCGGGATTTACACGGCGGTTTTGACGGCTCCCGCTCTCGAAGGTCAATATCTGATTGTTTGGGATTCGGGCGGGGCGACGCCGGAGTACGCGACCGAAGAACTCGTTGTTACCTACAGCGTCCCGGATCCCGCACCTACTTTCTTGGAGTGTCCGGTTGAGGACGTCGCTTCGCTTCTTCGCGCCCGGACTAAAGACGATTCCGGCAACGAGGTTGGGGACTTCAACTCGGATACTCGCCCGACTGACTCGGAGGTTGAGGATCTGATCGCTCAGGCGGCGGCGATGGTCGCTGCGGTCGCTAACGGTGATGTTCCGTCGCGGCTAGTTCCGTTTGGTCAATACGTGGTTGCTTTGCGTACCGCGATGATGGTCGAACTGACGTATTGGCCGGAGCAGGTTCAGCGCGAGAACAGCCCGTATGGTCACTTGCGCGAAATGTTCGTTGACGCGCTGGAAGCGTTTAAAGCGTCGCTTGCTGATTCTGGCGGCGTTCGCGGTTATGGGCCGGTCTCCGTAAAGATGAAGTCAACGATCGAGGAAGTAGCCGACTAAGTGCCGCCCGTCACGATTCACGTTTCGGTCAAGGGCGCGAAAGAGGCCGCTGCGGTCATTGACCGTATGCGCAAGCGCCTAGAGGATCCCCAGGAGTTTTTCAAGCGCGACGTCGTAAAGATGCTCGCTGATGATTTCCGGACGGCGTTTGCCTCGCAGGGCGCGTCGCAGGGGTCAGCTTGGAAACCGCGCAAGGCCTCTACGAGTCAGCGCTACGCCCGCGAGAAGCGCTATTCGACTAGTCCTCGCGTGCTGGAAGCTTCGGGTCGTATGCGTTCGCTTCTTGTGAGTCCAAAGCCCCCGCAGACCAAGATTCGCACGACCCCGACGATGCTTCGTTACGGGATCAACACAACTAGCGGGCAGGCGAGCAGTAAGCGAAGTGGGGGTGCGGGTTATGCGTGGTACGTCTCTAAGTCGCGCCCGTTTGCTCGCGCCAATGCCAACGCGCACGTTTTCCTTGCTGAGAAGATGCGCGACTATCTGATTACTGACGTATGACGCTTTTTGGTCCGTTGGTTCACGGCGGCGTTGTTGAGAACGCCGTTAAGGACGCGCTAGTTGATTGGTTGCCGACGTATCTTCGTGAGGTTGAGCGTCAGCACGACCGCGCCCAGGGGTCGCTTCCTTCTCCCCGCAGCTATCAGCTTGTTAGCGAAGCTGACGATCCGACTCGCTGGCCGGAGGATCAGATCCCGGCAATTGTCATTATGTGTCCTGGGTTCGCGGAAGAGCCGTATCACGAGGGGACAGGTTTCTATCGCGCCCGCTACGGGGTGTCGGTTGCGGCGATGGTTTCGGCCAACACGCAGGGCGCGACTCGGCAGCTTGCCCGGTTGTACGGCACCGCCCTTGCCGCCGCCCTTCTTCAGCACCCGTCCTTAGACGGTTTCGCTTCGGGGCTGCGTTGGGTTGACGAGAGCTACGACGATATTCCTTCTGAGACCTCGCGTTCGCTCGCGTGCGTGATTGAAGGGTTCACCGTTGACGTTGATCGAGTGATCAGCACCAATGCTGGCCCGGTCGCGCCGGACGCTTCGGAAAGCGAAACGTCGCCTGAGTGGCCGGTTGTTGAGGAGACAGAAGTCAACTTGGTTAGCGAAACCGGTCCGCTTCCGACTGGCCCGCTACCGACTGGCCCCGTTGATTGGAGTTTGGATAATGCCTAAGTTTCGCGTGCGTTCCCCGCACGCTATCGACCTTCCAGATGGTCGCACCGCTGCCCCGAAGGACGTTGTAACGGTCAGCGAACGCGATCCTGAAGTGAAAGCCCTCGTTTCTGAAGGGCGTCTAGTTCGAGTCAAGCAATCAAAGCGAGGAGCTTCTAAGTGACTCTCCCAGGCAGTTTGGTAATTAACCGTGATGCGCCGCCCGCTCGCACCGCGCCGACCGATACCGGAACTTGGTTCGCAGCCGGTTTCGCGGATTTCGGCCCGACCGACGAGGCGGTAAAGGTCCGGTCTCTCAAAGAGTTCAAGTCCGCGTTTGGCGGGCGCGTTAACTCCGGTTCGCTTTGCGATTCGGTAGAGACGTTCTTCCGTGAGGGTGGTTCGGTGTGTTACGTCGCCCGCGTTGTTGGTCCCGCTGCGGCTAACGCTTCGGTAACGATTGATTCAACGGTTGACGTTGAGGCGAAGTATCCGGGTGCGTTCGGTAATGGCCTGAACGTTGAGGTTGAGGCTGGTTCGCAGTCCGGCACTTTCCGGTTTGTGGTCACGCACGACAGCGACGCTTCGGTGTCTGAGACAAGCCCTGATTACGCGACCGTTGCGGACGCGGAGGATTGGGATAGCGCTTACGTGACGATCACCGATAACGCCGGTTCCGCGAGCGATCCCAGCGTTGGGACTTCTTCGCTTTCGGGTGGTAGCGATGATTACGCAAGCGCGACCGATTCTGATTGGCAGACTGCCCTTGATCTGTTTGTCGCGGATCTCGGCCCCGGTCAGGTGTCTTATCCTGGTCGCACTACCGGTACTGCTCATTCGCAGCTTCTACAGCACGCAGAAGATACGAACCGTATTGCTCTGCTCGATGCTGCGGATACCGCGACGGTTGCGACGCTGACCGCTGCGGCGGCTGCCGCTTCAATCCTTCCCGGTGCTTCGCGTGGCGCTCTGTTTGCGCCCTGGGCGAAGATCGCTGGGGTTTCTGGCGGTAGCGTCAGGACGGTTCCTTACTCGGCGGTTCAGGCGGGGCTTGAAGCTCGCCGTGACGCTTCGGGTCTTAACCCGAACGTTCCCGCCGCTGGTGTCAATGGTCAGCCCGTTTCGGTGATCGAGCTTGCTCAGTCTTGGACTGACGATGATCGCGAGACCCTGAACGATGCCGGTGTCAACGTCGCGAAGCTCGTTTATGGCGGGCCGCGCACGTACGGCTACCGCACCCTTGTTGATCCGGATACGGACCCGAACAACTGGCAGCTTGGTAATTCGCGTCTGCGTATGGCCGTGACCGCGAAGGCTTCTGAGATTGCCGAGCGTTACGTCCTCTCGCAGATTGACGGTAAGGGCCGCACGATTGCCGCTTTCGCTGGCGACCTTTCGGGAATGCTTACCGGCTACTACGAGTCCGGCGGCCTGTACGGCGACACTCCCGAAGAGGCGTTCCGCGTGGATACGTCAGTCAATACCCCCGAAACGATCGAGGCCGGTCAGCTTCGGGCCGTTATCTCGATGCGAGTTTCGCCTATGGCTGAACTTGTGGTTATTGAGATCGTGAAGGTTCCGGTCAGTCAGGAGATCAACTAGTGCCTATTCAAAGTAGAGAAGATCAGTACGCCGTCACCGTTTCGGTTGCGGGCGTCTCCCTGGGGACGTTCGACAAACTGAGCGGCGGCGAGCTTGACTCAGAGGAGACCAAGTACCGCCCCGGTGGAATGGGTGCGGAAGTTGCTCTCGGCGGTCCGAAGACCGTTTCCAACGTGACTGTCTCGCGTATCTATTCGCTTGACGGCGACCACGCGGCGAACCTTGCTTCGCTGAAGGCCGCTATCGGCAAGGGTGCGGTCACGATCACTAAACAGCCGCTCGATGCTGACGGCAACGCCTACGGCTCGCCGGTTGTATACAACGGCATTCTGAAGAACGTCAAGCTCCCGGATCACGATTCGCAGAGCAACGATCCGGGAATGCTGGAACTGGAAGTATCGACTAACGCGACTGTTTCCTAGTAATGGAAGCCCAGGGGAACGAGGCGGTAGTTGATAGCGCCATTGTTCGGCTGCGTGAACAGCACGCCGAACTTAGGCGCGAACGCACGCTCGATCTGCGAGTGCCGGGGTGGTCGGGAATGCTTGTTGCCCGTTACACCCCGGTTCGCGCAGGCGAGATGCGAAAGCTTGCGTCAAGGGTTGATCGTCTGGAATCTCAGGCGACACCCGAAGCGGATTTGGCGGCTGCGGCTGACCTGATTATCACGACCTGTAAGGAGATCCTGGTCGTGGTCGATGGTGAGAAGCGCACGCTTCAGGACGAGGCCGGAAAAGATGCCCCGGTCCGGTTCGATAAGCAACTTGCGGAGATCCTGGGCTTTGAGGCCGAGAGCGCCCGCGAGGTTGTTTACGGGTGCTTTCCGCAGTTCCCGGACGGCTCCCCGATTGAAACCACGATCAACGCTCACGCTTTGGAAGTCGCGGAGTGGATTACGAACGTTGACGAGGAGGTTTCTTCTGATTTGGGGGAAGGCTAACTAGCGACCCCGCAGTTGAGGCGGCGGCGGTCGCGGCGAGCTTTGGGGTTGACCCGATGCTCGTTCTTGAAGCCTCTAGCGCTGATCTCCCGGTGATCACGGCGCTTATTGCGAAGGTTGTTGAGGTCGCGGAGCAAAGGGACGAAGCGCTCGCGATTCGGATTGCGAACGCAGTTGGACAGTTGTTCGGCGGAAAGGGCTAGATGGCTCAGGGCAATATAGATATTGCGGTTCGCCTGAAGAACTCCCGTGAGTTCGTAGGTGATTCCAAGAAGGTTGCTACAAGCATTGACGGGATTGAGCGTTCGGCTGACAAGACCGATCGCACGACCCGCCGGACCGCTGGCGCAACCGGTCTTCTTGCTGGCGGCCTGAAGGGAATCGCTGGCGGGGCCGCTGCCGCTATCGGTGCCTATGTTGGGCTGGATACCGCCGTTCGCGTTCTTGGTGACTCAATCAACCTTTCGACGTCGGTTGGCGAGTCACTTTCGAAGAACGAAGTTCTCTTTGGTCGTAGCGCAAAGGCCGTCAAAGCTTTTTCTGATTCGTCGGCGCTTTCGTTTGGTATCAGTCAGGCCGCAGCCCTGGAATACACGGGCGTCTTCGGAAACCTGTTCCGGGCCGTTGGTGTAGGTGAGGAAGCTTCCGCGAAAAGTTCGGTTGCTCTGACCAAGCTCGCTTCTGATCTTGCGTCGTTCAACAACACTTCGATCGAGGACGCTCTAGAGGCTCTGCGTTCCGGTCTTGTTGGTGAGACTGAGCCGCTTCGCCGCTTCGGTGTCAATATCAACGACGCGCAACTTCGGACGGCTGCCCTTCGGCTGGGTCTGATCAAGACCACGAAGGACGCTCTAACGCCGCAGCAAAAGGCGCTTGCGGCCCAGGCGCTTATCTTCCGTCAGACAAGCAAGGCCCAGGGCGACTTTGCTCGCACAAGCGGCGGTCTCGCTAATCAGCAACGCATTCTCTCGGCGCAGATTTCCGATGCGAAGGTCAAGCTTGGAGATCAGCTTCGCCCCGCGATGCTTTCGGTCGTCAGGACGCTTACGCGGTTTATTCGTCAGATGCGAACCGGGAAGGGCGCGGGCGGCGAGTTCAGCCGCACAATGAAAGATGTTTGGAGCGTTGTTCGAGACGTCGGCGGCGTTCTTCGTTGGGTTGTTGGTCGCGTCAAAACTGCCGTTTCAACGTTCAAGAAGATGCGCGTCCTTCGCGAGATTTTCAAGCAGGTTTTTGATATGACGCCGCTTGGATCATTCATTGAGGCTTTAAGGGCAGCGAAAAGCGCGTTTGAAGACATAAAACAAGTTGTTCAAGATCCCGTTGGTGCGCTCAGGGGACTTCTTCCCGGCGGCTCTGACGGCATAGGGCGACGTCAGGGCGGACGTATTGGGTTCGCGGGGGGCGGATACGTTCCCGGCGCGAGGGTGTCCGCTGACACCGTTCCCGCGATGCTTTCCCCAGGCGAGTTTGTCGTCACCGGTTCCGGCGAGCGAATCCTTGAACGTATGACCGGTGTTCCCGGCGTCCTTAACTTTGTTGGTCGGGCGCAGCGGGCGCATTTCGGCGGGGGTGGCCGCGTGAATCCCGTCCCGGTTATGGGTGGGGGCGCGGGCCGTCCGATTGTCACGAAGGTTTACTTGGATCGTCGTCAGATCGCGGAGGCGGTCGGCTCCGAGTTTGCGGATAGGCAGGCGCGGCGATGAACGTTCGGATTTCGTGCGATAACCCGCAGGCTTCGGTTGATCTTCTGATGGGTGAGGATCCCCCGGTCTTTGGCGGCGGCTACGGAGGCTTTGAGGAAGTAGAGCGCCCGAAGCGTTCCCCGGTCGCTGAGTGGAAGTCGCCCCCTGCCCGCACCCTTGAAATCTCGCTACTTCTCGATGGGTTTGCTGACGATCGAGCGGTTGACGGCGAGCTTTTTCAGCTTGCGCGGCTGGCAAGCAACGACGGACTGAATGCTCCCCCGAAGATCAAGGTTGCCGGTGATGGGGTTCCTGGTAACGGTTTGATCTCGTGGTACGTAACTGATCTTGTTTGGACACCGACCGCGCTTAACGCGGCGGGTAAGCCTTGCCGCGTTGGGATTAACCTTTCCTTGATTGAAGCGGTCGCTGATGATGCGATCGAGCGCACAACCCGTGACAGGGTTCGGCTTTACGAGGTCAAGAAGGGGGACACCCTTTCGAAGATTGCTGGGGAAGTGCTGGGGTTTGGTGGGCGTTGGCGCGAGCTTCTGGCCGCTAACCCGAAGTTCACGAGAGGCAAGAAGAAGGGCAAGGCGCGGCGGTCTCCTAAAGACGTCGTTGAGGGCGAGAAGCTGCGTATTCCCTGATGCCGAAAAAGAAGCTGCCGGGTCCGATTGCGAAGGTGGCGCTGCCCCCGAAGCTGATCGACTCGATGCGGGCTACCCGGAATATCTCGCCGGGTATGGACGCTGGGATCGAGAAGCTGGTCTTGGAGAACTTCAAGACCGGCGATTTCAACGTTGCGGGTGCGATCACGAGCGCGGATTTGGAGCGCACGATTGACGGCGCTTCGACGCTTTCGATTTCCCTTCACGACCCGGACCGCAAGCTTCTTCGTTCGGGGATCTTTGAAACCGCCGTTGATATTCAGCTTGACGGCTTGTATTTCCGTCTTGTTTCTGTCGGCAAGAATGACAATGAGCTTCGGCTTACCTTTGAGGAGCGGGCAGTTGCGCTTTTGAGAAGAAAAGACAAGCCGCTGAAGGTCAGTCGCGACAAGATCACGCGCTCTCAGTTTGTGAAGCGTCTTGTTGAGGAAGTCAAGACGTACCCGATTGACTTTTACGCCCCGGATCTCACGAGAGCCGGTCGCGTCAAGAAGACGCAGACTGAGCGGACGCAAACGAAGTCAAGTGGTATCGCGAAGAACGCGAACGTGACTGTCAAAGGCGCTCGCGCTTCGGGTTCGCAGATCCGCGTTATGAACGAGGTTTTGGACGCCGCTACGAGTGAGGGCGCTACCGGCAAGGCGCTGACCGCCCTTGTCGCGATGATCATTGTTGAGTGCGAGTTCAAGAACATTCAGGGCAAGGGCGCGGACTCCATTTCCTTTGGAGTCATTCAGGCGATCCCCGGGCGCTCTAGCGGCATTGACGGAACGTTCACGAAGGCCCAGGCACTCAATATCGCCTATTCGGTCCGCTCGATCCTGAAGCACTCAACTACTAGCTTCGAAAACAGCAAGGGTGGCGGCCTGATTGGGGTTGCTCGCAGGCACCCTAGTTGGTCGATTGGAAAGATTGCGGCCCTGGTCAATAACGGGGTTGTGAATGGGGGTGAGGGTTCCCCGGATTACGTGAGCAAGGTCAACGGTCGCAAGGCGGAAGCCGAGAAGATCATTTCGGCTTACGGTACGGGTGGAGGCGCTGCCGCTGACGGCAAGTACGAGTTTAGTCGCGGTCAGGGCAAAGAGCGAGAGGATTCCTGGACTTGTATTCAGCGGCTTGCTGAAGAGGTCAACTTTCGGGCGTTTTGTTCGGCTAACACGATCTATTTTCTCTCTGACGAGGATTTGATCAAGTCGCAGCCGCAGCTTGTAATTGCCGAGTTTGATCCGGGGGTTATGAGTTTGGAGTTCGAGTTTGACTCCGGCAAGCGCGTTCAAGAGGCAACGGTTGTGCTGCGAACTTCGCGTTGGCGCGTGAATCCTGGGGCGGTTGTTGAGATTCAGGAGGCCGGTCCCGCTGATGGCCGCTGGATCGTTCAGAGCTTCCGCCGGAGCCTTACGGATCTTGAAGCGACTGTTGAGTTGCGCAGGGCGTCTAAGCGTCTGCCGGAGCCGAAGGGTGAGAGCGAGAGCGACGGAGCTTCAGGTAGCGACAGTACCGACAACGAGATTGTGAACAAGGCGATTGCTCGCGTAAACGCGATTGACGCGAAGAAACAGGCTTACGTTTGGGGCGGTGGTCACGGCGGTTTCAATGATCCTCGCGGTTATGACTGCTCAGGGTTTGTTTCGTCGGTGCTTCACGCGGCAGGAATCTTGAAGGGTTCGCCGTTGACGACGGTTGGGTTGAACAGTTGGGGTAAGCGAGGCGAGGGCCGGATTATGACCGTTTGGGTTAAGGAAACCGGTAACGCTCGCGCTTCGCACACTTTTATTACTTTCAAGGTTGGCGGCAAGACTCGCTTTGCGGAAGCTGGCGGGGCTAACAAGGCCCGGACGGGTTGGCACTCGCCGCGCTCAACGGCTGGGTTTACGCCGCGTCATTGGCCGGGGACGTAATGACCGATCTTGCCGATGTGTTCACGACCCGCAAGGGCGAACCTGGGGTTTTGCTGGAAGCGGAGGTTGTGAACTCTCCCGCTGACGGCAACGATGATCTTTACGTTGTTATTCCGTCCTTTGACGACTCGTTCAAGTGGGGTCCGGCCTTGTTTATGCCGAAGGCTGGCGAGCTTCCTTCCGCTGGGGACCGGGCGCTTGTGGGTTTCTCCAATGAGAATCAGGTTTGGGTTCTTGCTTGGTGGAACGGAAGCGCCGCTTACTAGGAGACTTGTTTATGGCTGAGATCCCGCACTTCACGTTCCCGTTCAACTTCGACGCCTACAACGAGCAGGACTCGATCGAGGACGTAACCGCTTGCGTCGCAGCGATCTTGTCTTGCCCGGTTGGGTTTAGGGCTGAAGAGCCGCAGTTTGGAATTAGCGATCAGGCGTTCCGGCAAAACGGCGCTGACCTTTCAGAGCTTCGCGCTGCGGTTACGCGCTGGGAGCCGCGAGCGGACACAAGCATTGACCAAGTTATTGAGGACGCGACCGCGACGGTGACGGCGCGAGTGAAGGAGAGCTAGTGACTGACGTTCCCGCTACCGGATATATCACCTACCCGCTCGATCAGGACACTTCTTCGCTGGCGCAGGCAGCCTACGACTACATTCAGTCTCAGATTCCGGGCTGGCAGCCCTCGCCGGGAAACCTTGACGTCCTGATCATTGAGGCGTTCGCGCAGCAAGCCGCTGAACTTGCCGAGATCACCGCAACGGTCCCGGAGTCAATCTTCCGCTACTTCGGCGCTTCCCTTCTTGGTTTCCAGCCCCAGGACGCGGTTTCCGCTTCGGCGTTCGCTACCTGGGTTATGGCCGATAACGCGGGCTATACGATTCCCGCCGGAACCGTTGTCGATGTTGAGGGAGTCGCATTCGCGAACGTAAACGCTTTCACTATCGCTAACGGCAGCACAACGCAGACGCTTGTTGAAATGGCGGCGGTTGAGCCTGGGGTTGACGGCAACAGTTTGACGGGTGCCGCAGAGCTTGTGGATCCTCTCGCGTTCATTTCGTCGGTCACGTTCACTACGACTTCTTCTGGCGGCGTTGACGCTGAGACTGACGAGGACTATTTGAATCGTTTGTCGGCGCTTCTTCAGACTCTCGCTCCCCGTCCGATTATCCCGCGTGACTTTGCCCTTTTGGCGCAGCAAATTGAGGGTGTGGAGCGTGCGGTCGCGATTGATCTTCTGGACCCGATTACGCCGGATACTTCAGCGGAGCGTTCGGTTACGGTCGCGGCGGTCGATGCTGATGGTCAGCCGGTTAGCCCCACGATGAAGGGTGAGATCGAGGACGCTCTAGAGGGCGCTCGCGAAGTCAACTTCAATGTTTACGTCATTGACCCGGAGCTTTCCCCGGTCGATGTGTCGGTTGACTTTACGATCGTTGAGGGCTACGACCCGACCGATGTTGAAGACGCGGTAGAAGACGCGCTGAATACCTATCTGTCACCGGCTACCTGGGGTTTGCCCGCTGAAGGAGGCGAGGCGACAGGCTGGACCAACACAACGACCGTTCGGTTCTACGAGGTCGCGGCAGTCGTCAACAGCGTTCCCGGCGTTGACTACATAGACTATTTGGAGATTGACGGCAACCCTTACGGCTCTGAGATTGTGCTTTCGGGGTACGCCCCGCTGCCTGAGCCTGGAACAATTGTCGCGACCGCTATCTGATGGCTGGCACGTTCGGCGCTGAGAAGTTTTCGGAGGACTCACGCGAGCGGCTAGAGCCTTTCCTTAGTCCTAATCTCGGCGTGCTGGTTGACGCTATCGGCGTGATGTTTGAGCAGGTTCAGGAGATTGTCATTGACGGCGATCAACCCGGCTGGACTGTTCCCGTTACGTTGAGCGAGTCCCCGGCGCTCGCGTGGTTGGGTCAGTTTGTTGGTGTTCGTCCTCGCGCTGAATACACCGACGAGACGTTTCGTATTGCGATTGGGGACGTTGACGGTTTCTCTCGCGGCACCCCGGCTTCTATGGCCGCTGCGGCAGCAAAGACCCTTACCGGGAATAAGATAGTCAACTTTTACGAGCGCGACGGAAGCGCTTATCAGCTAACCGCCGTTACTTACACTTCTGATACTCCCGATGAAGCCGCGACTGAAGCGGCTTTGAATCTTCATAAGCCTGCCGGAATAATCCTGACGTACGTTCGGGTCGATGGACAAGTTTACGCCGAGCTTGAATCAAGCTACGACGATTACGCAGACCTTGAATCAACGTTCGCGGACTATCTCGCCGTTCGCGACTACCAAGCGCCCTAAATAGGAGGGAAATTGGCTACTACTGCGCGTCTTGCGCTTCGCTACCCGACGTCCGCTGATACCGCAGATGTTCCGCGTGATATTGGCAACCTTGCGTCCGATATTGACAACGCCGCCGTTTTTGGCAAGGGGTTGTTTGCCAACCGCCCGACTTCTACCGTTGGTTCGCCGGGTGTTGACGGACGCTACTACTACGCGACCGATACCTCCCGGCTTTATCTCGATACCGGGACGGCCTGGATTGAGGTTGCGACTAACGGGACAATAGATAACGCTATTCCGATTGGTTCGGTTCAGTCGTATGCTGGTTCAACCGCTCCAACAAATTGGCTGTTATGTGAAGGACAGGCCGTTAGCCGGTCTACTTACCAGGATTTGTTTACTGCGCTTTCAACTACTTACGGATCAGGTGACGGTTCAACTACTTTTAATCTTCCTGATTTGCGCGGGCGCGTGACAGTCGGTAAAGGCACAAATGCTGATGTAGATACTTTAGGCGAAAATGACGGCGTAGCCGTTGCGAGCAGAACGCCGAAGCACTATCACAGCTTGACTACTGGCAGAGGCGGACAGTTTGCCTCGCACGAAAACTCCGGGGCTACAGGTAACAGCAGTTTCTTTACGACTTCTACCGCGACAACCGGACAAAGGCTATTTGCGACAACCGTAAATGGAATGGTCACAAGCGGCAATAGTTCTAACGCAAATACTCCTTCGTTCATTGTTCTCAATTCAATTATTCGAGCGCTATGACGGCAACTGAAGTAGCTTTGCTCAAACAAGAGCTAGAGCAGGCAAATAGGAAGCTAGACGCGATTCTTCGTCAGGCCCAAGAAACGAACGGGCGGGTGAAAGAGTTAGAGAAGTTTCGTGAACGAGTGATGGGCGCTCTTATTCCTCTGACGGTGCTTTCTCCGATTGCTACGGGTTTGATCGTCGGTTTCATTCTCACCGGCTAACCGCCGCTTTATGGGTTTGTCGGGCCGCTTTGTGCGGAGGGTTTAACGATGCCGTTTTCGGCGGGGGTAACTAGTGAGTAAAGCGAAGAGGTATCTGCGGGTTTGGGAGTGGCGGCTTGCGTATAGGCGTCGCGCTCTCGCTCGTGCGAAGAAGGCTCATAACGGGAAGCGCGTTGAGTATCTGCGCCGCAAGGTTCGTTACGCGCAGAAGCGCGTTGATTTCTGGCGCAAGCGTGCGTTGCCGATGCGGCTTCGTGCGCTCGATGTTGCCGAGTCGTTGGTTGGTGTGATGGAGATTGGCGGCAACAATCAGGGGCCGATGGTCTCGAAGATTATTCGCGCTAATGGTGGCACCGGGCCTGAACCCTGGTGCGGAGACTTTGTTGCGTACTGCTATCAGCGGGCCGGGAGTAAGGCCGTGACTCGCTCGTGGGCTGCCGTCCGGCTTCTTGGAAGCGTTGTGGGTGTGAAGCGTGTTCAGAAGCCGCTTGCCGGTGATCTTGTGCGGTTTACGTTTGATCACGTTGGAATGTTCGTGCGTGATCAGGGCGCGTTTATCGAGACGATCGAAGGCAACACGGGTGCTTCGGGCGCGGTCTCGGATTCTGCGACGGGTGGCGATGGTGTCTACAGGAAGCGTCGCCCTAAGTCCCAGGTAAACGACTATCTCCGCGTTACGCGGTAGAGGAGGGGAAGTATGAAGCCTGTTCCTAAAGTGGCCGCTGGCGGTATTGCTGGGGCGGTAAGCGTCGTGGTCATTTTCGCCGCGCAGCAAGTCGGCGTTGAGATCCCCGGTGACGTCGGGGCCGCTATCGGCGTGCTGGTTGCTTTCGCCGCTTCGTATCTGAAGCCGTGAGCGATCGCGCTCCTTTGAGCGCCGACGAGATTCGCGAGCTAGGCCGTAGGTATGGATCGTGGACGGCTGCGGCTAAGGCGACCGGGCGTTCGGTAAGTCAGATCAAAACTAGGGCTAGTTCGTTTGGGATCAAGATTGCGGACGTCGCCAATAGTGAGGCGGCTAGTTCAGCGAACGTAACTAGTGATGATCCCGCCGAGTGGGGGGATATTCGCGAGCTTTTGAAGCGCCGCAACCTGAACCCTGATGATTTCCTGATCACGCGGGTTCGCGTCAATGAGTGGGCGGACGAGCGTCAGCTTCGCGTTGATTTGGAGCCGGTCGCGTCGGTTGTTATGCCCGCGAGGGCTGATGGCTGGAAGGCTCCGAAGCCTCGCAAGCGGGCGAGCAAGAACGGCGAGCTTGTTGCGTTTCTGAGCGATCAGCACGCGCCTTATCACGACCGCGATCTTCACGAGTTGGTCTGTCAATGGCTTAGGGACGAGAAGCCCGACCGGATCTACTGCCTGGGTGACTTGCTTGATTTTGCGAGTGTGTCGCGTTGGCAACCAAACCCCGAAAACGTAAGTCCCGACGGTGGGACTGGATCGGTTCAGGAATGTATCGACGCCGGGTACGAGATCCTTCGCGCTTACCGTGAGGCCGCCCCTGACGCCGAGATTTTCTATATGGCCGGTAATCACGAGGACCGGCTAAGGGACGCGATTTTCAGGCAAGGCTTCGGAGCGATTTACGGGCTTCACCGGGCAGGGGACGAGCAGAGCGTTCTTTCCCCAGCGTTCCTTTTGCGCTTGGACGAGCTTCGCGTTGAGTACGTCCGTTCGGAGGCCGGGGGTTATCAGCACGCCGCAGCCCGCGTCTCTTCGGAGCTACAGGCTATTCACGGCTGGATTGCTCGTAAGGGTTCGGCTTCGTCGGCTGCGGCGACGCTTGACCATATGCGGGTGTCCACGATTCAGGGGCATACGCACCGCAACGGTCTTCATTACAAAACTGAGTGGACGATCGACAATGAGCCTCGCACCCTGGTTGCTGCGGAGACGGGGACGCTGGCGATGATTCGTAATGGCCTTACGCACGCTGCCCGCCCTGATTGGCAGCAAGGCTTCTGTACCGCTCAGGTGTGGGACGACTTGTTTTCGCTTGATCTCGCGGTCTACGTGAAGGACAGCGAGCAAGACGGGGCGTTGCTTTGGCGGGGGAAGCGCTGGTCGTGAATGGACCGGCTGACAGTTCTTCGCACGCTTCATAGCTGCGGTTACAGGTACGCAAGCCTTCACGGGATCCGTTTCGAGGGACGGCAAACGGTCGCGTTGTTTTCGGTGCCGCATTGTCTCGGACACCGCAGGGCTTTTACGGCGTTTATCGAGCAGGAATCAGAGAGGGACCGGCCCCGTTTGGAAGTGGAGCCGGGATTCGTTGTCGAGCCGATAAGGGGGAAAGTATGACTAGTTCAACAATGACACCGTATGACGAGTGTCTTCAGTCGGGCCATATTCCGACTGCTATCGCTAATCCGCGTCTACAGAATCTTTGTGGGCGTTGCGGCAGGCTTCGCGAGCCGGACGAAATGGCGCGTGACTTGGATCAGGAACGCCGTTGGGTTGCGGAGGCCGCTCAGTACGCGCAGTACGTAACTGAGCCGGACGGGATCGCGGAGGCGTTTAGCACGTACCGCGAGCTTCGCACCAACGCGGACGCGCCCTGGCGGGACGTCAAGCAACGCAATTTTGCGATTGAGGCGATGGAAGAAGCCGTTGATCTTTCGGCTTACGTAATGGCGCTTCTTCAGATGATCGACGCTGACCGCGACGACGAGGACGCGGGTAAGGCGATAATGCTTTTGAAGATGGCCCTTGCGGCGTCGGTCACGGCGTACGCGAGCCTTTCGGAATATATGCGCGTTGATCTTTGAGTCCGCGCCGTAGGGTTTCGCTGACGATCGAGGGCAAGCCTGTTCCGAAGGGCAGCCGCGTTACTCACCGGTTGCCTAACGGAAAGATCGTGAACCGGGAGGCGTCGAAGCGTTGGCCTTCTTGGTCGCGGTCGGCTTTGGAGCAGATCGAGGCTCAGTTCGATGGGGTGACGCTTCAGCCGCCGTACCGGCTCACGGCTGATTTCTTTTTCGCTGCCCCGCAGAAGCCGACTTATCCGCGTTCGGGGGACTTGGATAAGTACCTTCGGGCGGTTGGGGATTTGCTTCAGATGAAGGCTGGGGCCGCGTCGGTAATTACCGATGATCGCGGGATCTTGGAGATTGGGTCCGCGAAGCGTTATGGGGATCCTGAGCGCGTGGAAATCGTCGTTGAGGAGATCGACGCGCTTTAGCGCGGGAAGCGGGCTTCTTGAAGCCTGCGCATAGCTTCCGCAAAGGCGCGTTGTTGGGCGGGCGTGAGCGCTTCGCTTCCGGCAATCGCGGCTTCGGCTAGCGCTTCGGCTTGTTGTGGCCCTAACCGAAGCTCGATTGGCCTTATGGGTTTTACGAGGGGACGCAAGTTAGTCGGTTAGGTGGTTGATTCGCCCTGGACTGAGTTTGAGTGCGCGGGCGAGTTCGGCTTCGCTGACTCCGGCTTTTACGGCTGCCTTGATTGCTTGGTTGCGTTTTTCGCGTAGCTCGTTGCTTCGCTTTGCGGCTCGTTGGTACTCGCGGTTGGCTTTGACAGCTTGCTTTAGCGGCTCACTCATTGTTTCGCCTTTGTGCTTCCGCGACGGCGGTTTCGACCGGTTCTCCAAACGGGTGAAGGTGTTTGTTGATCGTTGCTGCCAGCCAGCCACCGAAGACTTCGGCTTCAAAGAAAGCTTCGTCGGTATCTACGTCAGCAAGTAGATCGTTGACGTAGCCGATGAGGTGTTCTCCCTCGCCGTCTTCTTCAAGCGGCCACCCGTCAGCTCCGACGAGCTGCCAAAGTAGGCAATACTCGCTTACTGTTGAGTTTGCTTTTGCCTCTTTGGCAGACGCGGGAACGCCCGGACCAAAGCCGAAGCAAAGGAACACTTCGGGCGAGACGGTGGGAAACTTGACGTCAAGCACCATTACCCCGCCGCCCGAATGCCATTTTGTAATTATCGGGTCGTCGTGAATGGTGTTTTTGATCGCGTCTAGGAACCGCGATTCGTAAGTATCAGTCTTGGTGGTCATTAGGAATCGCCCCCTTACCGGTAGTCGTCGGGGTTGTTGGGGTCAGCGTCCTTAGCTTCCTGAACCATCGTCGCGATCGCGTCAAGCTCGCCGTCGCGGTATTCAAACGGCTGGCCGTACTTGATCGAGTAGAGGCGGCCTGCGGCCCCTGCGGCGTTGCGCGGGGTGTAGGGAGCCTTGAACGGGTCGGCGGGGTCTACCTTCCAGCCGCCGAGTCCGATTGCGTTCTCTGCGATCAGGTAGAGGGTGTCTTGCCTGTCCTGGTCGCTTGTGATCTCTTCGATGGGATCCTTAGTGAACTTGTCCATTGTCGGGTTCCTTTCTCTCGTTTGATCCGACAAACAGAACTATAGGGGTCTATAGGACGTTTGTCAATACCCCCCTAAACAAAAAGTTTAGACCCGTTTTGGGTCGCTAGTTGTCCGGCAGCAAAGAGCGAGTATTCCCCTGCTCCTCTCGCCGGTCATTGTGCGCGGCGTTTTCTCTCGTACGCAACGCGCACCCGAAGCCCCTCACTCGATCAGCCTTCGGGCTGACGGGTGGGGGGCTTTCGTCGTTCCTGGGGCTTGATAAAGCGCTTTTTTCGCGAAACTGCGTATTGAATCAACGTCGCGGTTAGGCAAGGCTGCGCGTCTTCTTCTAATTCAAAGCTTGCCCTGGGAGGTTCTAGGTGTCCGTTTCGTCCGCCGAATTGCTTGCCGCTGTCGCTACGTTGCTTGCTCGTTCCCTGCCGAAGATTCCGGCTGACGACCCGCTACGAAGCGGCGTCGAACAACTCGCTACGCACCTTCGTCACTTTGAGAAGACAAGCGCTCTGCCGCGTCGATAGCTGCCCGTAGTTTTTCTCCGTCCGCTTTGAGCAGAGCGTTTAGCTGACGCTCTAGCTGATCGACCCTTTGACGAAGGTCGTCTAGGTCGCTGGTCGGGCTTTCGTCTTTGGATCCCTGCCCGGTTAGCAGGTACTCAACGCTCGTGTTCAAGTATCGAGCGAGCTTCTGAACCGTGACGTAACGCGGCTTCCAGTCCTCGTCTTCCAGAAGCCGTTTGAGCGTTTGGCGGTCAATGCCGGTGTCGCGGCAAATCTGAGCCTGGGATTTGCCTACGGCGCGAGTGTTCAGGAGGTCTCTTAGCCGCCCTGGAAGCGTTGTCTCCTCCGTCATAGCTCGCGACGATAGCGGCGCTGGATCACGGAAAAACCCGCATTTGGCGGAAGTTCCGCAGTAGTTCCCGCGTTTCCGCCGACCGCTGTGCTTAGATACCGCGCTGTTCCCGCGAGGACTTCGGGAACATACCGCGAACTAAGCAGGGGTAAGCCGCTGCGAAAGGGGGTCGGGAAGTGCTAGGGGAGTTGAAAGAAGTTGAGCCGGTTACGGACCTGGGCTACCGCGTGGAGCGTCACCGCTACTGCTCGGAGAAAATGATCGAGACCGCCGACCGCGTTCTCGATCACTACGGCGACGATCAAACAAGCGCCCTGGTTGCGTTTGCGGTCAGGCAGATTCTTTTCGATGTAGCGCGGGCTGAACTCGCGCTTTCGGTTGCTCTTTTGGAGAGCGCCGTTGCGGAGGCGGCGTGACCGTCGTTGACGCCTGCGCGGCGTACTTGGTGATGCTCGGCTGGGTTGCGGGTGTCGTCCTCGTTGTGCTGGTCGGAAAGACGCTTCTCGATTACTTCGGGGAGCGCGTTTACGGACGTATGGACAAGGACTGAGAGGAGCGGGGGAATGCTGGATACAAAGACCGATGTTGCCGAACTCGGAAGAAGGATCTCTGAGTTGGGCGTAATGCTGACCCGGACCGCGCTTGACGAGAGCGAGCCGGTTAGTGACCGCGAGACGGAGGTTCTTCGTCTTGTTCATTTGATCAGGCGCAGGCTCGATGATTGCTCGGCAATTACGGAGCTTCGCCCGGACGAGGCGGACGCGGACTTTGACGAGTTTGTGTCGCGGGTGATGGAGCCGTACGAGGTCGAATTGCGGGTGGCGGCGTGACCGTTCCGCCAACGATCAAGGACGCGAAGCCGAAGCGGCCCGCGTGGGTTGATTCAGCGCCGGTACTGGCCCCGGAGGGGGTCAATATCTGCCTGTACGGGCCTGCCGGTACAGGGAAATCGAGTGCTGCGGCGACGATCGCCCCAGAGGGCGGGCGGATTGTTTGGGTCAATATGGACGGCCCTAACTCGTTGTTCTTCGCTCGCAAGCTCGCTGCCGAACGCAACGTAGAGATCCTGGAAGCGCGTATCGGTCACGACGAAGATCCTCGCCCGCGTCTGCGAGAGGCGCTGGACTTCTGTCTCGTCGGCAACGTCGATGCCCTCGTCATTGACGGGGTAGGCAAGCTGCGCGAAAGCCTCGCGACCGCGATTGGTGGCCCGAACCCGCAGGTTGCCGATTGGGGGCAGGTTGCCCGCTACCTAAAAGACTTGTTTCGGGAGGGCCGCGATCTTCGTTGTTCAACGGTTTGGGTCTGTCACGAGCAGATCACCGAAGACGACGGGAAGCTGGTCGTTAGGCCGGAGATCGACGCGAAGGGTAAGGCAGCGGAGCTTCTTCTTGGAGAGGTTGACGTTTGCGCTTACACGGCGGTTCACGACGACGACGGCAATCAGCGTTTCGTTGGTCAGATCGTCCCGGATAAGGGCCGCAGAGCAAAGGACCGTTCGGGGGCTTTGGGGGCGTGGCGCGATCTCGTGCCGATGGCTGAGTGGGTTCAGGTGTTCCGCTCGGCGCTGGCCCCTGATCTTTCGGACGTTCCGTTCATTAACCAGGAAAGCGAGGGAGACAATGAAGATTGACCTTTCCGAAGCTGAGGATCCGACGCTCGTTGGTCCCGGCACCTACACCGTCGTCGTAACTGACGCGAAGGAAGGGCGCAGTTCAAAGAAACAAACGCCGCAGATCGAGCTTGATCTAGAGATTCAGGGCGGCGAATACAACGGCAGGGGACTTAGAGAGTTCCTGTACCTGACCCCGAAGGCTCTTTGGCGCGTTGGTCTCGCGCTGAAGGCGCTTGGTGTGCCGGTGCCGGAGGAGGGCGAGTTTCAGCTTGACCCTTCGACGCTGATTGGCCGCAAGTGTCAGGTTTCGGTCAAGCACGAGGTTTGGGAGTCAAACGTTCAGACTCGCGTCGATACGTTCTCTCCCATTGAAAACGGCGGCGGCCCCGACGTTGGGGACGCTAGCGGGGCAAGCGCTGACGACGGGGTTCCGTTCTAAGCGCTATGCCGCCGGTCGAACGAGAGCCTTCGCTTCAGGACGTACTTCGTTACGCCCACGAACTCCGGGTCAACCGCGAGAGGTTTCGCAACCCTTCGCCTAGTAACCCTGATTTCAGGCCGTACGAACACGTTTGGGTTCCAACTGACGAGTACGTGAGGTACTACGTGCGCAAGGTTGGACCGGCGAAGGCTCTCGCTCAGATCGAACACCGCGCACAGACGTCGATTGAGCATTTGGAGCGCCGGGAGCAGATCGAGGCTGACCGCTTGGAGGCTGAGAGGCGCAGGCGGGAAATGGAACGCCGCGACGCGGAGGAGTTGCGCGGATCCCGCAGCCTGGGCTACCGGATCAACGCGGCGATCGCGGAGCTTGCTTTAGCCGCTGATGGCAAGTCGCAGTCTTTCGGGGACGTAATTAAGGGCAAGGAGGGCGG